TCCGGCGTTTGCTCCGAGATACACAGCAGGAGCCTCATTCCGACCGCTGCCCAGAAATGCGATGTCTTCAACGAACTCGCAGCAGGCATGCGTCCCGACAGTGCCCTTGATGATTTTTCCGCCATCCACCGTGGTGAACGTGAATGTACCGGTTGCCGGCGCTCCAGTGTTGTCAAGCACCTGAATGGTGTTGCGGTTGAGAACATAGACCTCGTTCCGCAGCTTGATCAGCGCCAGAATGGGGTCAGGGTCGTTGTCGGTCGCTGCGTAGCTTCCCGGAAGAACATTGAACGGATCATTCAGGTCGGTGGTGATGACGTATGTTCCGTCCGTCACCATGAAGTAGCCATCGATCCACACCACGTCAATGAGCGGACCATTTGCATAGAAAAGCGGGTTGGTGGCCTGCGTCAGGACCGAGCCGTCCCAATAGTAAAGGATGCCGCCGGCCACGATGGCGAGCTGGGTAAATCCGTAGTCCATCGAGACGCGGCCGCCGGCGGGCACTACGCCCAAGTTTGACACGCTTCCGTTGGCTCCGATTCGGACGAACTGCGTCCCCATGACGCGATAGCAGACGCCGTTCCAGTTGATGCCACCGCGGTCGATGCCTGGTCCCGTTCCATTTTGAATGAGCCCATCCGCAGGGCGCAGGTATCCATCCGAGATGCCCGTTGATCCTGCGACGGGAACCATGTTGACAGGATACGACACCCGATAATCGGGTGCGTTGTCAGTGTAGATTCCGTTCAGAATCGGGATCTTCATTTTTCCTTCTTCGCCTTGGCTTTCTTGTAGCGCTCCAGCAGTCGTCGACCCTTCGCTGCGAGCTTGGCCGCGTCTTCTTCATTCTTTGGTGCTCGCTCGCCCCACGCCTGGGCCGCGAGGGCAAGACGCGTCGGGTCGCCGTCCTCGTCGACAAGTGGGCCAGACGGGTCAGTGTAGAACCGCGTCAGGAAAGAGCCCTTGCGGCGCATCTTCTCTGGCGTGTCGGCAGCGCCCTTGACGCCGGGCTTGAGGTTGGCGCCCTCTTTCTTCTTGAAGTGCGCTCGCCCTGCCGCCGTGAGGCCGCCCTTGGGGTCTTTGAGTCGCTTCTTCTTTTTCAAATGTCGCCTCGGATGACAGCGAAGCGAATGTCGAGGCCTTCAGCAAGGTTGCCAGCGGTGCGGTTGGAGATGCGAATGTCGCACTGGCCGAGGGCGAACGATTCCGCATTGAATGTATACGCTCCGAGCGTCCCGCCGGAAACATGGTTCAGCACCAACAGATCGTTCGCTTTGATCTTTGAGTTTGTCAGCGTGAAAACCGCAGACGTGTTGGCGTTGATGTTTCCCCCGTTTGTGCTGATTCGTCCAACCGGAGCGTCAAGTGTCACGCCCTGGGTCTTGACGGCGCCGCCTTGAATGACGCTTCCTCCTGATGTCAGTCCGTAACCAATGACGGAATCGACACTTGCGGCGAGGATTGGCCCGACGGACGCCATTCCACCAAGGCCAGACGCGATGACAAAGGTGCCCGTCAGTCCGCCGCCGGACGAAGAAATGTTTCCCGTGACGCTAACGCCACCGCCTGACGACGAAAGATTTCCGGTAACCGCAAGGCTTGTTCCGGTCGCCGCGCCGATGTCTGGCGTCACCAGCGTTGGCGATGTTGCAAACACAAGCGATCCGATGCCCGTCTCGTCGGTGACCGCAGTACGCAGGTTGGCCGAGGTTGGCGAAGCCAAGAATGCGGCCGCCGAGGTCGTGACGCCGCCAAGAACTGCGGCGATCGAATACCACGAGTTCGACGACGTGTAGTAGCGCAGTCGAATGGCACCACCAGACGTCAAGCCCTCAGGGGCTCCAAGCACTGCCGCTGCACCATTGAGGCTCAGCGTCAAAACATTGATCTGCTGCGTCGATGTAATGAGAACTTCAGCGCCATCCAGCGTCTGCGTGTTGAGTGGCAGCGTGATGGTCCCAGTGGCCAGCGGGGCTGCTGGCTGGAGAATCATCCACTGCTGCTCAGCGGCTGGCGACGGAACGGCAATCGTGAAACCATTCGTCGGGCCGGGATAGAAGTTGACCGCCATGGTTGGCGATGCGTAGTTCTGCTGAAAGAACTGCAAAAGCTGACTGACCGACATCCGCCGAGCGTCACCATTCGTCGGCGCGTAGACCGGGATCTGGTCGCCTGAGGAAACCTTCGCGAGCGAAGAGAGTTGGTTGATCTGTGGCATCGGTGCTCCTCAGTTGAACTCAAGCGGCCCATCGGGGCCAACGGTGATGGGGTCGATCGGGTCGCGCAAGAACGCGTCATTGTAGGTGCGCCACGGCTTGTTGCCAGCGCCTGACGGCATCGTGCCCGGCAGCTGCTGCTCGATGGGCGCAGTCGCACGCGACAGCAAGGTGTTGTAGCCGGACTTGGCCGCAGTCAGCGTGCCTGGCATGACCGTCTTGCCGTAGGACGGAGCCAAGCGCAGCGCAAGGTTGGTGATGATGACGTCGTTGGCGCTGTCTGGCACTTCCGACTCGGCGTCAACGTCGCTGAACTCAGGGCTGGACGGCAGCGGGTAGGCAAGACGGATGCCCTTGGCGTTCCACTCGGCCATCATGGTATCGAGCCGGCGCAGTGCCGACTCCACCTGTTGCGGCTGCAGGTCGAACACGTAGGACGCAAGCCCGATTTCTTCGAGAGCGGCCTCGATGAACTGCCGTTTGCTGTAGCCCATCAGAGGTCTCCGTTCTCTCGCATCTTGTTCTCAATGCGTTTGGCCAGCAACGCGTCACCGGTCCTGCCGTCGAAGCGTACGCCGAGCTTCGTTGCCATTTCTTCCATCTCGGCGCGCGTGGGCGGCGAGTCGTCGTCTTCTTCTGCGGCAATCTCTGGTTCTGGCTTCGGTGCTGGCTTTGGCTTCTTGGCGAGGACCTTTCGCATCCTAGCAGCTCTGCTGCGCGAGAGGCCATGCAGGAAAGCAATGTCTCCAGCTTCCTCGATCGCTTCTGCCTCTGTCGAAAACCAGCCGGCGGACAGATGTGCTTTCATCTCCTCGTCTGAGCTTACGACGACGTACTTGTAACAGGCTCCGTTCGAATAGCGAACCGGACCTGGCGAGCGATAGACAAAGCGCGGAAAATCCATCTCGACACCATAATAAAGGAAGGGGCACGCTCAAGTGCCCTCTTGCGTGCCCCTTCCGTCGCCTCAGCCCTTCTTGGGGGCCTTCTTCTTCGCGGCCTTTGCCTTTTTCTTCGGCATCGGCTTCTTACCAGCCTCTTTTTCAGCTTCGCGAGCGACGTTCAGCGCGATCGCCACCGCTTGCTTCTGGGGCCGGCCCTTCTTCATCTCCATCTTGATGTTCTTCGAGATGGATTTCTTCGAGTAGCCCTTCTTCAAAGGCATGGTCGTCTCCTATCAGGCGATGCGATACACAATGTAGCTCGTGGCCGAGTCCTTGCGAACACGGAACCGAGCAGCAGCGCCGGCGGTGCCGGCCGTCGCGGGCGCACCAACGATCGTCACACCGGTGTTGACCGTGATGGTCAGCGCGAACGCGGCCAGCGTGATGAGCGAGAAGTCAAACGACTCGCCCACCGCGATGTTCGATGCAGCGCTGAGCAGCGCGGCCGTCGGCAGCTGGATGTTGCGGCCAACGGTCGGCGTGGCGGTCACAAGACCACCGAGCAGATCGCCAGCGGCAAACGCCATTGCGGCGCCATCTGCGATGTCAACCGGCGCGCCCTGCGGCTGCCAGTTGCCATTGTCGCTGATGACCGGAGCCGTACCCGTGGCGAACAGCACCGGGAAGGCACCAGCCTCGATGACGACAGTGCCGCCGGCCGAGAAGGCCGAAGACACCCACGTCGTGTTGACGACAACCTGAAGCAGATCGTCGGCAGGCGGATAGTTCGGGAAGCCAAGCGTCTGGAAGACCTGGGCCTCGCCCTGAGTCTTGACCGCGATCTTCTGATTCGCGGTGAGCACGACCGTGGCCGTGCCCTGTGCAGGAACAAGCGTAAACGACATGGTGGACTCCTTATCTTTCTTTTACGTCAGGGGGTCTGGCTGAAGAGCAGGATGCCGCTCATTTCGGGCTGCTTGTTCACAACGCCGAAGAGAGTATCCAAGCGGTACTTCGTCTTCATGGTGTTGATGTCGTACTGCTTCTGCATGACCAGCTCGATGCCCTGGTCCGTCGAGGCACGCAGCACGGCAGCGCCGCTGTCGGCCGGAACCGAGTAGCGACCCGGCAGGATTTCCAGCGCATCCTTCTGCCAGAACACGTTGACCGGCGCAGCAACCTGATTGAGGTGGCTGACGGTGGCCGCTGCGTTCGGCGTCACGATGACGTTCTGGTACTGCGCCTCAGCATCCGAACCGCCCTGGTTCGAGATGATCGGGGCCGTGATGACCATCGTCGTGCCGGTGAGGACCTGCACAACGCGGAAGGTCTTCAGCTGGCCCGTGTCGCCCTTGGTGATGTGATGACAGGCGTTGACGCCGCTGATGGTGATTGCGTCACCCGCAGCGAAGTTCGCCGTGGACGTCACGGTGATGGTCTGGAACCGGTTGTCGACGTTCGACGTCTCGCCGGTGACAGCAACGTCGGTAGCGCGCGGAACCCAGAAGTTCGCGGCGCCGGCGAGGGTGCTCATCGTGGTGGTGAGCACGCTGCCGCGCAGACGGTTGGCGTAGTCGAACTTGTAGGTTTCGAAGCCAGCCACATTGCCGACGTACCCACGGCGGTAGGCCTCGTCGGAGATGCGGTTGCCGAAGCTACGCGTCGAGGCGGCGAGATTGCCAGCCATCGCGTTGTAGTCGCGGCTGCACAGCGCGAGGAAGCGATCGAACGCCTGCACGCCCTGCTCGTTCATGATCGTGTCGCAGAGCGCCACGTCGTCGTAGTCGCCGGCAGCGGTGCCGACCGGAACAACGAGCGACGACAGGTTCGCAGCGGCGCCCATGATCGCAACGTTGATGTCGCTGGCCAGCTTCTGCTTCGCAGCGTCGCCAAGGCGACCTTCCTGCAGAGCATCGCGAAGCTCAAGCGCGTCGAGCACCCACGGGACCGAGCGCTGGAAGCCCAGCTGCGCCGGAACCGCCAGCTGCGTGTAGTCACCGAAGTTCAGCGTCTGATCCATGCCGCTGAACGACTGAGCCACGTAGGGCTGCGGGCGCCAGATGATGTTGTTGGCGCGCTCCATCATGCTCTGGTCGGTCGCATAGACCGACACATTGCGCGAGAGGACCAGCGCGTCGTTGAAGCCTTCGAGGATGTCCTCGAATGCGACTCGTTCTTCCTTGCTAAAGCTGTTTGCCATGACCTATTCCTTTCAGCCTGAGTTTTTCTTTCCACGCTTGTAGGCGATGACCTTAGAGTAGTTTCCGGTCTTTTCCGCCTCAAGACGCAGTTTCTCTAACGTTGAATCTACTGCTCCAGACACTCGCCCGGTGCCTGAAACCGGTTTCTCTGGCGCGGCGGCTGGCTTTCGGCTCGTGACTTTCAATTGCGCCTCTAGTTTTGCCGCCGCGAAGGCGAACTTGATCGGGTCTTTGATTGAGGCAAGCTCCTTGGCCTTCGTCGGGTTCTTGCCCAGTGCATACACAACCAGCTCTGGATTCTCCGACCCCTGAACCAGAACGCCCTGCTGGGTCACGCTGAAGGTTTCTGTGACGAACGCTTCCGCTTCATCGAAGTCAGAAACGCGCAGACTCGCCTTTGCCTTCGCGTAGTTTTCCAGCCGGCCTTTCCATTCTTTCGCCTGGGCTTCCTGAGCGGCCTTCATGCCAGCGACAGCCTCATCGGACTTTCGCTTGCGCTCAAACCAGTCCGCCAGAGACTTCTCGAACTTCTCGGCGTCGTAGTCGCAGTCTTCGAGCGTTGGCTTCTTTCCCACAACGGGCACCTGCGCTGCGGCAGGCTGCTGTGTTGAGAGGCGCGCTTCCAGCTCGCGATTCCGTCGCTGAAGCTCTCGATGGCTCTTGCGTAGCTCCTTCACCCACGCTGGTGCCGGTTCATCCTTCGGAGGCGGCGCTTCCTCACCGATGGAAACAACAACCTCGTCGTCCTCGCTGGCCGCTTCCTCGACCGGTGCCTTCTCGGCTGGTTCGCTGGACTCGGCGGCTTTCGTCTCGCCTTTGTCCTCGAACGGCTGGTTTGCGATTTCGACTTCGGCCTGCTTCTCTACTGCCGTTTCTGCCTGCACTTTGTCGACCCTTGCTCATCCTTTGGGGCAGGATGGAAGCCCGAATCACCAATACAGTGGCAGCACCATGCGTGCAACCGCACTGGCGATTGAACTCTAGCGCGAGACAATCGCGCCCTGAATCTTTGCCATTTCGGCCACGGTCTTGGCGCGCGTCTCTTCGGTCTTTGCGCGCGTCTCCTCGGCCTTGGCCACCGTCAGCACGGTATCGGCGCGCGCCTTCGCCGCCTTGGCCGTGGCCTCCTGCGACGCAGCCTTCAGGAACGTCTCCTGTGCGTTCTCCCGCTGCGCCATGGCCTGCCGCTCCTGCGCCATCGCCGCTGCCTCTTCCTCAGTGGGCTTGACGACGCCGGCGCGGAGCAGGCGCCCACGGAAGAACGACCGCGCGTCGTCGACGCCTTCGCCTTCCATGTTCATCAGTGCCATGTTCGCCAGCACCTGGGTGATTTCCGGGTCCTGCGTGATGGCCATCATGGCCGTGAGCGCGCGTACCGTAGCGGCGCGGCGCGATTCCGACGACGGGCCAACGCTGACGGCGACATCGAACGCGGCGCGCGACAGGTCGTTTTCGATGACGATTTCGCCGCTCTCGCCAATGTTCGGGCGCATCAGCTCGACCGGCGCGGGCGCGCCCGTCACCGAGATCGACTTCATCTTGCGCTTCTCTTCGACGTAGACGTCCTTGGCCATCGACAGCCAGATTTCGCCGCAGCGTCGCATGCCCTTGCTGAAGTTGGACATGTAGATGAACGTCTGCATATCCAGCCGCTGCTGAATCATCTCAACGGCCTTGCCGGAGATGTTCGACACCAGCTTGTCGGCACCCTTCTGGTTGCCGAGGATGTCCTGCATGTCCGACTCGGTAACCTGCAGCAGCGCCGCCATGGCGGGCGGGATGTCCGGGCTCTTCGTGTAGGCGACGGGACCGGCTGCCTGCGTCGAGCCATCCGGCGCGGTGATCGGGTTCACCAGCAGGTACGGATAGTTCTTCAGGTTGTCTTCGGCCCACATCATCTGGTGGCCAGCCACCTGCTCCGGCAGCAGGATGGGTTTCTCCACCGACGACAGCGCCGAGATTTCACCCAGCTTCGACAGCTGCATGTTCTTCAGCCGCTGCGCGTCCTTGGCCAGCCGGACGTGACCCATGCAGCGCTCAACGTTGTCGACGAACCAGCGCTTGCCGTAGACCGGCACGATGGGGATGTGCTTGCCGGCGATGTAGCCGACGTCTTCGAGCACCCCGCCGCCGGACATGATGTACTTGTGGCACCGCTGGCGCTTGACGCGCTTCTGGCGGACCAGCTTGGCGCCTGAGGCCTTCAGCAGCTCGCGCTGCTTGCCCTTATCGGCCTCGAGCTCGTCGTCGGTGTAGCGCTCCTCGGTGCCGTCGGGATAAGCAAAGACGTTGACCGTCTCGCGTACCTCTTCGATCCTGTAGTACTCCGCGATGTAGACGACGTCTGGCGTCAACCAGTCGAACTCGTATTGGTGGATCTCCTTCGGCCACGAGGACGGGTCGTCGCCCCACTCCTCGGCGTACTGCTTGCGCGGAACCGAGTAGAGCACGAAGCAGTACTTCGCATCGCTCTTGTCCTGGCGCTTGGCGCCGAGGTCGAAGAACACGCTGGAGTCGGCATCGTAGATGGGCTCGATGCGGATGCGCTGCCGCTCGTTCTCGTTGTCCTCTTCGTCCTCGTACACCGTACGCAGGCGCCATGCGCCAAAGCCACCGCCGACCGCTTCCTCGAACGCGTTGTCGTAGGCTTCCTGCGCGCCGCTGTCCTGCTCGTCGGCGCGGTAGAGCCCGTCGCAAACGTCGGCCAGCTTGTCGTCCTTGGAGCCATCCTTCGAGACGAAATCGACCGTGATGCGGTTGTTCCGATATTCGTTGATGATCCGAATGACACTCAAGTGAATCTTGTTGACCTCGAACCGCGGCTTGTTCTCGTAGACGTCCTGCAGTGGGCCTTCCCACTGCGCGCCGGCGATCGAGTAAAACCGTCGGTCCTGCAGGCACTGCAGCCGTTCGTCACGCAAGGCCGACTGTACGTCGTCAAACTGAGCCATCGCCTGGGCGTGCAGATTGGCGATCCGCTGTTCAGTGCTGAGGCGAGGCATCGATTACCACCTTGAAACGGTCGGAAGAGGGATGATTTTCGCGCCGCCGGCGCCGGCCTTCGCCGCTCCGATCCGGCGTACGTTTTCGCAAGCGTACCGTAACGCGTCAATGACGTGGTTTTTCTTGTCTTCCAGCACGGGAAGAATGGTTCCCGTCAGCGGGTCGGCCTTGTAGGAGTACATCGACAGCTCGTCGATCGTGTGCACGCAGCGTGGGTGCACGACGATGTCGTAGCTCTTCAAGAACTCGATGCCTTCCTCGACGCTGCGCGGCCCCTTCACCGCCGGCATGATCTTCGGGTAACCATGCTTGCGCATGTGGCTGATAGTCTCCGGACGAGAACCGTCAGCCACGATGGGCCACTTCTCGGACTCTGGTACCGTGAGAAACAGAGACGGAGTGTCAATAACCTCACATCCGACACGGTATGCCTCGTGGTCTACGTACAACGTGCGTCCGACGATGTGACAGCGTATCAGCACCGTCGGGTCGACTGCGAATCCCCAGTCTGCGCCAAACCGATGCACCGCATCGGCCGGGGCCTCGAACTCCTCGATGCGCCAGTTGCGGAACACACGCCGTTCGGTGTGCTTCTGGTATCCGCCAAGCCACACATGCGCGTACTTGTCCGGATCGCGGTTCCGGTCGAACTCCATCTCCTTCTTGAGCACGTCCGGGAACCATGGGTTGTCGCTGTAGTTGACCTCGACCACCTTCGCATCGGTCGGTGCCATCGGGCCACGCAGGAACACGTCGACAGGGTCCTCGTTCGTGTTCGGGTTCCATGTGAACCAGATCTCCGACTTCGGCTTGCGGATGGTCGGACGCAGCAGGTCCAGTGACTTCTGGCTCAGCGAGTGCGCCTCTTCCACCCATGCGCAGTCGTAGCCTTCCAGCGACTTGATGCTGTCTGCCGTGTGGTTCTGCATGCCCTGGAAGATGATGCGGCCAGAGCCGCCCTTGCTCTTGATCGCAGACTCCTGCACGTCGAACAGCGACGACACACCCAGCGCCGTGATCTTCGCCTCGATGAGTCGCTTGACGGACTGACCGAGCGACTTCTGCACCTCGCGGACGCAAACAGTCGAGCGGTTCGGATCCATGACATGCGACTCGACCAGCATCTCCGCGAAGAAGTGCGACTTGCCACTACCACGTCCACCATGCGCGCCCTTGTAGCGGGCAGGCGACAGCAACGGCACGGCCCAGCGAGGCGTTTGGATGGCTAGCGTTTTTGACATAAGACAATCAAGTCAGAAGAACGAGTGTGTGGTAGGATGGGTACAAGAACTGCGACAGAGGTCGACCCCCTCGATGGCATACCCCCTTCATTTTCTGGCTGGCATGCCTCATTCATCGTGCATTCGCCTTGATTCCTCGCCATGAAATGCTAAGGCCTTGGATTCGCTGGCTTTTTCGGCGTCCGGCTGCGGCAACGCGTGCGCCGCGTTTTCGATATGAGGCGGGCTAGGTGCTTGTGCTTGCATGTCGATCACGGGGGCGTCGCGCGGATCGACGATAACCCGCTGAATCGCCGCAATCGCAATCGGTCCGCCGTTCGCCCCAGTTAGCTCAACCCGTTGCAGGTCCAAGCCGAGCAAGCGCGCGCGGCGGTCTTGAACCTTTAGCAGTCGATCGACGACGGCGAGCGCTGTCGCGTCATCGGGCGCGTTATCTGCCAGCCTGGACAGCGTCTCGCAGATACGGTCGAGCCGTGCCGCTTCCTGCGCTCGAACCTCGACCGCTAACTCGTCCGCATGGCCTCGGATGCGATCTAGTCCGCGGAAGACAGCCTTCCGGGCCCCTTCGATCGACATGTCGAGTTCACGCGCGATCTTCTCGTACGTCAAGCCACGCAAGCGCAGGTCTGCGGCTTGTTCGACAAGCGCATCCGCGCGTTGCATGGACACGTGACCCGGCTTTCTGCTTCCTATCGGTCGCCCCATCGTGTCGCATTATGTCAACCGACATGGCTCTACGCAACAAAAGCAAAACCCGCCTTTTGCGGCGGGCTTGCTGGCTTCCTGTTGCGCTCTCGTTCAGGCTCGCATCGGCATCACGACCGCCGTTATATCGGCCATCCCACCGCCATGGCAGAAGACGCGCACGTCAATGCGGCATGGTGCAATCGGACCATCTCCGAGCTGAATCCGCGTCGGGACCGCGCGCTTGTCGCCGGACAACGCCGCGGCAATCTTGCCAACGGCCGCCAGCGTGTCCGCCAGCAAGACCGGGTCGCAATGTTGCGCCGTCGTCCCCTGTCGGTCGCTGCCGTCGAACGTCCAGGCGTTTGTCTTCTTCGGGATGGCCTGGTCCGTCGTGGGCCAGCGGTACTCCTCGTCGATCTCCGGCGACGCCTCCGCCCCTACCGCAAGGCGCGCGGCCGCGCGCTTGTGCGCGTAGAAACCCTCCCGCAAGCCAAGCTGGTCACCATGCAGGAACGACAGCGGAACGTCCACGCGGATCAGCGCATGTCCGTCGGTTGCCTCCAGTCTCGCGACATCGGAGCCGACAACCACACCCTCCACCTCGCACACTCTCCGGACGTAGACGTGGTTCAGGTTGGCGCGGGCCGCGTCGTCGGACGCTACTCCGCCGAGCACCTTAAACACGGTTGACATAATCCTTCGCACGTCGTTCTTCGTCGTCGTCTGCTTTGACATCGTCTGTCTCCTAGGCCGGTTCGTCATCGGGTCGGCCGTCGTTGGTCGCCGCGTCGGTCATCGTGCGCGGCCCTAGTGGTGCATCCATCGGACACACCATCGGGGCCGGGCATATGCCCGGGGGCTGCTACTCTCTGATCCCGGTCAGATAGTCCGTCCGTTCCCACCTAGCGGCATCCATCGCGACGACGTGCCGATGTGCCTCCTCCGCTTCCGTCGCCGTGCCGAAAAACCCTTGCAGGCGGACCGGATCGACCCATAGCGTCAACGGCTTCCCGTCGTCGTCGTGGCAATAGGGCTCGCCCACCCCGAACAGGCCGCCGGCGTACCACGGCGGGACCACGCCGCGCGCATATTCCACGGCATCCCGGGTCATCCGCTGCCACGTGCCCGGGCGCCGTCGGGCGAATAGGTAGGCCTGGCCATAGTCGTACGCTTTCACATCACACCTCCGATTGATCGAAAGAATGCCTCGACGTCAACGCCGCGTCGCACGGCTTCCCGCAGGATGGCACGCCGCACGGGGCGACACAGTTTGCCCCACGTCATGCCGCCACCATCGCGGAAAGGACATCCCATGCCTTGGCGCCCACACCTTCACCATCGGCGAGCCGTTCGATCCGCCGGAAGGCGATATCCGCCGCGTCCTTGGATCGACCCTGTCCGGCGAAGTGTCGGTCATACGCTGTCGCTGCTTCGAGAACCTGAACGCCGCGAATCATGCCGGACCCGTCGCCGGCAGGAACGTACACGCCGTCCGCCGTGAGAACGAGATCCACAACCTTCTGTTCCCGCACCTTGACCTGCCCGTGGTCGACCCGTTCGGGGTTGACGATTTGCGCCACGACGTCGCGTGCCTCGCGCTCGGTCAGTCGCAACGTGTCGAGCCGGTGGATCGTCTCGCCGGTCAGACGCAGTCCCGATTCAACGCCGCGGGCCCATCGGTCGAGCGTGGGCGTGAGCCACGCGATCGCGCGGGTGTGCTTCGCGCTGGCGACGAGACTCTTCGCTGCGACCGCGACCAGCCCGTTGCTACATGCGAACCGGATGACGGCGACCGATGCCTCCTCGCGTCGGCTCCCGTCCCTGGCGTCGCGCAGCATCAACGACGCGCCCCGCTTGTCGCCGCGGACAGAGAGCAGTCCGTCAAACTCTTGCGGCAACCGAGCAATCGCCGTAATCCGCGCCCCTTTGGTGATGATCTTCGCCGGACCGAGATTGCGCCGCCCACCGAACGGCGCCGCGAGTGCGTCCATGTCTGCGGCCAGCTGGCGATGCGAC